GCGAACGCAGTATGCTCAACGCAGACCCATTCCTGAATCCGTTCTTCAGTCAGGTTGCCCATGCCTTCACCAAGTGGTTGGCAGTAGTAATCGATCCGCAGCGTGGGAGGTGCTCCTTCTGCCGCTCCGCGTTTCTTGTGAAGTGCCCAACTCACCGACGTGACTTCCCATTGCTCTGGCCCCGGACTTCCCGTCAGCTGGGAGTCTTCATCTGCACGGGTCTCATGCTTCGGCTTGTCTTCCTGTGGGAACCTGAACCCACATTCCGGGCAGGTCTGGTATCCAATCGAGACATCGTTCTGGCAGTTCGGACAGACCTTTGTGTCACCTTCGCCTTCGCCGTCGCCGTCGCTCTCCGTCACTTCATCTCGACCGTACTCAGGGTCATCGAGTGACCCATGTCGTTTGATATTTTCTCCGAAGTCGAGAACGAGACAATTATCTTTGGATTCATGCATGCGAAGTCCACGTCCGACGATCTGAGCGAACAGTCCCGGTGACATGGTAGCACGTAACACGGCAATCGCGTCAATACAAGGTGCATCGAATCCGGTTGTAAGCACGGAGCAATTCACCAACCAGCGGAGTTTTCCTTCCCGAAAGTCGGTCAGATATTTTTCCCGCAGCATGTGGAACGTATCGCCCGTGATCAGTCCGACTTCCTCACCCGTCAGGTTCTGCAGCGTCTCAGTGATGTGTTCGGCATGACTTACGCCGGCACTAAAGACCAGAATGCTTTTTCTGTCAGCACATTTCGTGACGGTCTCGCGGCATGCTTCCATGACATGCACATCAGTGTCGAATGCTTTTTCAGCTTCCCCCGGAACGAACTCACCGCCTCGCACTTTGATTTGTGAAGTGTCGACGGTCGCTTCTGCTGGCTTGTTCGTGATCGGGCAGAGGTACTGTTCTTCAATGAGGCGACCTGTCTGAGATTCGTAACAGATCTCCTGAAATAGTTTCTCAGGGCCGCAGACGGTTCCTTCGCCCGTCCGGTACGGAGTCGCGGTCAGTCCGACGAGCCGCGACTTGTGATTCAGTTCCCGGATGCCGTGCAGGAACTTACCATACATGGAACTATCGTTGTCCCCGACCAGATGCACTTCATCGATGATGATGAGCTCACGTCGACCGAACTTCGCGGCATCGCGATAGACGGATTGAATCCCGCAGCAGATCACGTCGTGATCATAGTCACGGGTCTTGAGACCGGCAGAGTTGATACCGATATCGATGTCAGGCAGGATTGTCTGGATCTTCTCAGCGTTCTGCTGGATGAGTTCTTTCCGATGCTGCAGGACAAGGACGCGGGCATCATATTCTCTGGCCTGTGATACCAGCATGGCGATGACCAGTGACTTACCAGCGCCGGTCGGCAGGACGATGACTGGCGAGCCTTCGTTGTATCTGAGGTGATCCCATGCGGCGTCATGAGATTCCTGTTGATAATAGCGCGGGATCATGTGGCCTCCAAACAAAAACAAAGGCCACCCCGTCACAGGGACGGAGCGGCCAGGGGGACAGGAGGCCTTTAGAACGGCGATTCCTTCTCAGCAGGTTTATCCTCGAACGCCTGTTCAACCATGCTCGGCTGGGCAGTTCGGGCCTTGTAGCCAGTTACTTCGTTCTGGTTATTCCCTTCCCTGTCCTTCACTACTTTCACGGTCGCCATCAGTGGCTTCGTGTGAAGTTCGGCAGAGTCCTTCGGTTCAAGTACTCCGACCGCTCGGCAGATTGCCGACAGTGTCCCTTTGGCGATCCTCACTGCATCAGCACTCGGGTTCTGCAGGTTCAGTCGGTCGAACAGACGACGGTTCTGATACGTGCCTTCGAGTACCTGCAACTGTAGTTCGAGGTATTTACCTGTCCCTGCTTTCGTTGCTTTCAGTTCTGACGCGATGATGATCACGGGGTAGTCCCCCGCTGGCAGCGCGGTGAACGCTTCGTTCGGTTCAACTTCTGCAGCATTGAACCCATCAAGATTACCCATAACTCACTTCTCCTAAACTAAAGAAACAGAAACCACTCACTCACTTACTTCTTCGATGACCCATTAACGACAATGCCGTCGACATTGCCTGTGAAACATTTCGCATACGAGTCCCAGTCGAATGGAATCTCGGGAGGCATCGCCAGGCGGCTTTTTGCCTGGACCGCTGCCGTCTCCTGCGTCCGCACATAGCGTTCTCCATCGCTCACAGAGATTGTTCGCTTCTTGTTGAAGCCTTGATCCTCCTGTCGAGTGAACACCCGATAGGAGGCGAACAGCACTTCATCGCACCATTCCTGAATCAGGGCCGAGGCCAGAGGATGAAGTGCCGGCTGATAGCGGTCGTAGCTATCCTGCTCCGGGCTCTCGAATCGTTTGATGTCGGCATGAGCCAACAGGATGATGCCCATGCCACGTTCGGAACGCAACCAGTCCAGAGCGAACAGGACGCGATCCCAGAAGGATAATGCCTGTTTGTAACCTGCTCCGTACCCGATGTCAGCGATGTTATCCTTGCTCGCCTTGAGGGCCACTTCCTTCCAGATCAGTTTTTCCAGCCAGTCAGCGGTATCGATGGACACAAACTTGAATTTGTGTTTTTCCTCTGCCAGCCAACGCAGGGCATCCATGACGTGATCGAAGTCAGTGATCAGGTCCGACCTGCTGCAATCGATATCGTTCAGCCCATCTTCGAGGTTGAGGAACAGCACCTCCGGTGCCTTTGATGCCCACGTCGATTTCCCTACGCCATGAACTCCATAGAGCATGGTTCGCCGTGGCACGTTTTTCTTTCCGGTCGTAATCTTCATCTCTTTTCCTTCTTCAAAATTGACAAAACACCTTCTAACTCACGCTTCACTTCATCTCTTTTTTTTGCGGTGACCAGCAGGCATCGAATCAGTTCATCGGCCTGTGGCATGTCTTCAATTTGTTTCAGTATTGCACGCTCGTAGAGTATCCAGTCGCGGCGGGAATGGTCTTCAGGGTATTCCCGTTGCGGTATCGGACGTTCGCGAGGTTCGTCGAGCAGCATTAGATATTCGTGGATGCCGACGTTTGGTGGTATGCGGGTTGTGTCAATCATTTCCAGACCTCCAGACAATGTGCAACGACACCATGTCCAGTGCCGCACAGAATAAACACCTCAACAATGACACCACAGATCCCGCCTTGCAGCAACCAGAACCAGAGCGGTTCACCGAATAGTTTTTTACACATCAGCCAATCCTCCCAAGCACCCATCGACCCATTTACAGACCATTCCAAACTCACCTTCAAACATCTGCGGAGTGACGCGGATCACTTTCCAGCCAAGTGATGTGGCGCTGTTGTATTTGTGCATGTCAGCGATCATTCCTTTACCTCTGGAGTGACGCCCCCTGACGAATACGCCACCTTCAATTTCAATAGCCACCTGTGCGTTCGGAGCGGCGAAGTCAAACCGCCACTTACGTTCCGGGTGGAACCTGTGTTCCCGCGTCCAGTCGACGTACGGCCACTCCATCTTGAGGGCTTCAAGGTAAATGAGGTCACGTTGTTTGGTCATTCGTCCGCCCCGAAGCATTCGGCGGCTGTGAACAGCGCGGGTTGTGGTTCCATGCAACTACACTGTGATTTCCACCGGTTGTCGAATATCCGCCCGGCTTCAACGTCTGTCCGTAATTGCGACAACGGGTAATTGCTGCCGCCGCTGTTTGATTGATCCCGCAGCATTGTGAACCCTGTTTTTTTCACAAACGCCGCTTCGCGTTTTTCCGCATAGGCAAACCCGTCCGGGTTTAGTTTCAGGATTGCCGCCCACTGATTCAGCCCTGCTAATATGCAACCGGATTGCAGGCAGTTGTTGTGCCCGTGTCCCTCGCTGTACGTTTCGCAACGCCTGATTCCTAACGCTTCCAATTCCGCGTGCACGTCGCATTCGCCCAACAGCGGACGCACCGACAACGGAAACAATACTTCCGCCGCTATCTTCCGTTCAAAATTTAGCATCCGTTCCGGTTCCATAAATTCCAGCCCAATGGCGATCGCGTCGCACCCGGACTGTTTGAAATGTGCGTCTAGCGGTTTTTGTTTCAGTTCAATCGATGCTTTGCATGCGCCGCCGCCAGACGTTATTCGCATAATCCCGGTTTGGTCGAACACGTCCCAAATGTCGCGGCCATCGTCCAGTCGCGTTATTGTCTGCCCGAACACGTGTTCGCAATCATCAAGGAAACGATACAGGTCTAGATGTTCTGAATTTGTATCCGCAAACACGGGAACAACCCGTTCCCGTCCGTACCATTCCAAGCACCTGTGCCACGCCACCGCTGACCCGCTTCCGCCGCTCACGTTGACGCACACCTTGCCAGTAAAGTCCTTACACTTCTGCTGCTGCCGCTCGATGGTTTTGTACCAATCGCCGCGTGATATTTTTTTCCTTGGCATCGCTCAACCTTTCAATAAAACCCGGAAACGCCGCCCCGACCTTCTGCGACGACGACGCCCCGGTAGTCAGACCCACTCCATCACTCATTGATCCGTCCTTATGGAGTGCTTTCGTTCCTACAGTAGCCCGACTCAATTGTTCTTATTCCCCACTTTCAGAATCGCAACTGCCATCGCAGCGGCCACAACAACCAGTACAAGTTCGTGATCCATCATGTTCAATCTCCTTCGGTGCATGTTTCTCTTCGTAGGCATCGCCCAGGTCGAGAATATGTTTTGCGAGCGGACGTGGACCATATCGGTCTGCGAGCCTGATTCCGTCAAGCAGTCCTTCGTTGTAGCCGATACACCTGGCTACTCCTGCAGCTTCCCTCGCGGCGTTAAGTACTTCTTCACTCACTGAAACGCTCTCCTTTCCTGATCTTCGTCATAGGCTAGGTCAGATTCCCTCATGCACGCATCACAGTCGCCTGGTTGGTGACCATGTTCACAGTTCTTTTTTTGGCAAGCCTCGCACCACGCATACGGGTAATTAGGATCAGTTATCCAGTTATCGCAGCCACGCCTCTCACATGGCCGAGCGGATTCAATCCATGTTGGTTCCTCACTCATCGACAATTTCCTCCGGTAGCATGCAGGGCAATCCTGAAGATCGGCGGCAGACTTCGCCACCGATAGAAGTCAGTTCCGTTTCAATCGGCAGAACGTACCGCATATGAATGATCCCTTCTGACTGTTGCCAGACGAGGAATCCGCAGTCCCGGAAGAAGCAGAGGATGTCGTCCTGGTCATCAGGACAATTCACCGTGATGAGGTCACGTCGACCTACCATCCCGTTCAGGACTCGCTGCATGAGCGCGTAGGCAGGGCCGATTTCCCATTCGCTCACAGAGGACCACCACTCTCGCTCCCATTCATCAGCAGCGATGTTGACGATATGAATAGCGTGTGGCATCAACGAGTAGGCGATGTGGCCGACGATCACGTCATGGTCGTCCTCGCAGGCCATGCTGATGTTGTTTCTCTGTCGGCAGTGGCCTCGAAGATCACCGATGTCCCATGGAATCATTGCACCGACTTCCAGTGCAGCTTCCATGTCTCGAGCGATCAGCCAACGTGTTGTGAGCGTATTCATTTTCATGCTCCTCGTTTAAAAATGGCACCGACGATAACGACTGTCTTGTGGTCAGGTTGTCGGCGAGTTCTGAATTCCCAGTCGTGGAACCCAACTTCCGCGTTATGTTTTCGGATCCAGTCGAGAGCCCATTCTCGCCATGTTCCGACTTTTGCTTGCGTCCCCATAGGAGCGCCATCGGCGACTCGGCCCCAGACCGTGAGGCGACCACTGTTCATTGTGCGTCTCCAAAAAAAAACCGCCCGCAGTCCCGTGCAGAGGAAAGTGGGCGGAAGCCGAAGCTTTTGAATTTGCGAGGTCGTCTGCACGCGACAGAAAACACCTTACGCGAGCAGGATCATTTTTGACAACCCCGGTTTTGAAACTAATTCATCACTTTTCTGAATTGACGAAAAGGCCAATGTTTTACGACGGATCGCCAGTACCGAGTCGGTGCCGTGAGCGCTTGGCGTGCGACAAAACAGCAAGTTTGTCGGCGGCTTCCTGAATCGCAGTTTCTCTCATTGCTATTTCGTTCACTCGGTCGAACTTCTGGTTCAGTGACTCAGAGTCACGCGAGCGACCACAAAACAGGCGAAGAAAAAAACGATACATGATGCACCTCAAGCGTCAGTGATTTGGGATTCAATTTGACGGTAGATTGTAAGCAGTTCATCGTACTTTGCGAGTGCTTTTGATTCGCGAGTCGCGGGGTCGTTACCCGTACTGGGATTTAGCCCCGTCACTGTCAGGTCGTGAGTTAAGCATTGCTTTGCGAGTCCGGTCAGTACCAGCGAGTGAATCGCCTGCTGCTTGATCACTTTTACCAGCAGTTTTTCGATTCGCGTGGTCAGCCACCAGAGCAACATGCCGAGCATCGTGGCAATAACGCCCGACTCCAACAGTTTTGCAATGACTTCAGATTCCATGTCCGGTTTCTCCCGTGGGATGCGATCCCCAGTGGGATGCGATAAGACGACTGATCGTTAGTGCGGTCAGTCGTCTACTTTTTGTATTGTGGTTTCCGCCCCGTGGCGTGTCACAAATTGCTTGGCACCGCCAGCGGCCATTACACTGACGACGATTGTGGCGAGAGTGGTTGGGGTCGTGTAGGTTCATTGTTCCCCCTTCCGCTGCATCTTCCGCTACAGCGACAAACTATGACGGTCCTATGATCTCAGATGTGGTTGTCGTTCACAAAATCTGTTGGTATCACCGTGGAAGGGGATGCCCCCCTCCAGTGTATGACATTGCACCCCAGTGTACCAGACTGCATACGGCAGACTTATCTGGTCCCGTGGCACTCCTGACTTCACTTCATTCCACCAGCACTCATTGAACGAATTCGCTGCGTGATTCCGGGCAACCAGCCCGCCCCAGAACAGGCCGTATTCCGCTGGGAACCCAAAAGTCCTGTATTTTTGCAGTTGGTGGTCCAGTGTCACTGAAGACACCTGCTTCCTGACCACCTCAGCCTCTCTGTACGCACACTGACGCACGTTGTGCAGAAATACGTTCAATCCGTCGTGGCACTCCCGGACAATGGCTGTGGGGGGCACTGTGAGCCTCAGATTGGCATCGATATAGATTGTCCACTCGGCGTGAGGAAACAAGAGGTGCGGCTGCGTCTTGTATTTTCGGTTCTCTAATTGACCTGTGTCTTCAGTTGGTCGAGGCCGTAGGCACTCCCAACCGGCAGTATCGGCGGGCTGATCTGTGAATGCGACAAACCGAACCCCTGGCAGTGGCAGCACTGGCTGCAGGGTGTCATAGTCTCCAAAGAGTGCGGTGTAGACGACAATCATCGAAAATGAACCATGTCCTTGTTTACCAGTCCGTTCCACGCCAACTCGCCGATGCTGTAATCAATAGGCAGTCCACCCCACTCCAATAACTCATGGACAGTGTTGTAATCATTAAGGAAGTTTGGGAACGCCAAAAACCTCACAGGCACTTGATGCTTCGCGAGTTCCACATAAGACTGGATCATTTCATGCGTTCGTGATGTTACCCATTCGAGGTGGTTAACATCCTGTGTCGTTGTGCTTGCGTAGGATTGACTTACGTGCTCCATGTTCCTGACGCAAACAAGCACTTGTAAATCTGCCCGTCGCTCTGCCCATAACTCTGTCACTTTGGGTCTCATAAATCGCGGGTCTTTCACTACGCGGCGAGGAAACGTGTCGACGTATTTTTTCACGTCAGCAGTGACCTCACCTTGCTCGATAGCGTTGCTGGTCTCAACGAACCGCCCATCCTCCATGCCAGCGTTCATGTCGTGATTCCACGCGCCACCTGTAACGTACCCCATGTTGTGGCAGAACCTTGCCAGCACACTTGTGCCACAACGGCCACTACCAGTAATGACTAACATAGTGCAAGCCCGTCTATCACACGCATGATCTGTTTAGACTCTTCTTTAATGGTGGGCGGAATCAGTGATCGCACAACCCGCA